CTGCCGCAACTGGTACGCTTGCTAATACTGTGACATTCCCTGTTTATCGTGTGAACTTTACAGTTGTGTAATACATAGGGGCTTCGGCCCCTATTTAACTAAAGAAAAATATGCCACTCATCTATTTAGAACACCCTGACCACGGCAACAAAATTGCCACAATGGAACAAGAAGCCGAATTTGATGAACAAAACGGCTGGACACGCTATACTATTGACACGCCAACTCCCGTAGTTGAAGTGGTCGAAATTGCGGTTGAAGAATCAGTCGCTGTCGAAGAAGAAGTAAATGCACTTAAACCAAAGACACGACGTAAATCTGCTTAATTAAGGGGTAGCTATGACCACGGCTAACGAACAAATCAACGGCGCATTGCGCTTACTAGGTGTGTTAGCCGAGAGCGAAACGCCTTCTGCGGCTACGTCACAAGACGCTTTAAGCGTTTTAAATCAAATGATTGATTCGTGGAATACCGAGCGTTTGTCGGTGTTCTCTACCCAAGACCAGGTTAAAACTTGGCTGCCTAATTTAATATCCAACACCCTTGGCCCTACCGGTACGCTGGTTGGTCAACGCCCTGTTTTGGTAGATGATTCTACCTATTTCCGTGACCCAGCCAATAACATCTCGTATGGTATTAAGTTAATTAACCAACAGCAATACAACGGTATTGCCGTTAAAACGGTCACTTCGACCTATCCACAAGTCATGTGGGTCAATATGACCTACCCTGACATTGAGATCTACGTGTACCCCGTACCCACAAAACCGTTAGAGTTCCATTTTGTGTCGGTTGAGCCGCTAATGTCCGTACCTACCTTGGCTACCGACATCACTATGCCTTTGGGTTACCTACGGGCGTTTAAATACAGTCTCGCCTGCGAGCTTGCGGCTGAGTTTGGGGTTGAGCCTAGCCCACAGGTTTTGCGCGTCGCTATGACCTCTAAACGCAATTTGAAGCGCATTAACAACCCAGACGACATCATGGCTCTGCCATACAGCCTAGTAGCAACCCGCCAGCGCTTCAATATTTACGCAGGTAACTTCTAGTGAAGTCACACATTCTTGGTCAATCTTATGTAGCCCGTAGCATTAATGCTGCGGACAACGTAATGATAAATTTGTTTCCAGAAGCTACGCCGGATGCCGGTAAGGAAAACGGCTTTTTAAACAGAACGCCAGGACTGCGTAAGCTCGCCACTATTGGCAGAGGCCCAATCCGCGCCCTATGGTCGCATCAAACTAATGGCTCAGACGCCTACGTTGTGTCTGGTAATGAAGTCTTTAAAATTGATGCTAGTTATCAAGCTGCAAAAATAGGTAACGTAACGGGTTCAGGCCCAGTATCCATTGCTGATAACGGCACCCAACTCTTTTTTGCCTGCAATCCTGACGGGTTTATCTACGACGAGGTTGCTAATACGTTTGTACAAATTACTGACCCAGACTTTCCTGGCGCAGTAACAGTAGGCTATTTAGACGGCTATTTTGTGTTTAATGAGCCAAACAGCCAAAAGTTATGGGTTACGGAGATATTTGACGGCACTATCATTGAGCCTTTGGCGTTTGCTAGTGCTGAAGGCGCGCCCGACTTAGTTCAAGCTATTAACGTAGACCAACGCGAGCTTTGGGTGTTTGGTACAGATACCATTGAAGTTTGGTACAACGCAGGCACCGCCAATTTTCCTTTTGCGCGCATCCAAGGCGCTTTTAACGAGTTAGGGTGCATAGCCCCTTACTCAGTAGCAAAACTCGATAACACGCTGTTTTGGCTTGGTAGCGACCCCCGTGGTTACGGCATTGTTTACCGAGGTGAAGGCTATCGAGGTAAACGGGTATCTACCCACGCTGTTGAATTTGCCATTCAAAGTTATGGCGATGTGTCTAACGCGCTTGCCTACACTTACCAGCAAGAAGGCCATGCTTTCTACGTTTTGATATTCCCAACGGTTAATAAGACGTGGGTGTTTGATGTAGCTACAGGCGCTTGGCATGAACGTGCAGGCTTTGAAGATGGCTTTTTTACCCGTCATCGTTCAAACTGCCAGATGAATTTTGAAAGCCAGACCGTTGTTGGCGATTATCTAAACGGTAACATCTATGCTTTTGACTTAAACGTCTACGATGATAATGGTGCAGTGCAAAAATGGCTTCGTTCTTGGAGAGCGCTTCCCACAGGCACTAACAACTTAAAACGTACCGCGCAGCACTCATTACAGCTTGACTGCGAATCAGGCGTTGGTACAGACACTGGGCAAGCGCAGAATCCACAAGTAATGCTTCGCTGGTCAGATGACGGCGGCCATACTTGGTCAAACGAACATTGGGTTTCTGTTGGCAAAATAGGTGAGTATTACCGCCGGGCTATTTGGCGCCGCCTCGGTATGACGCTTAAACTGCGTGACCGCGTGTATGAAATCTCAGGCACAGACCCAAATAAGATAGTCATTATGGGCGCCGAACTAATATTGAGTGGCACAAATGCCTAATACTTTAACTACCATTCCTGCGCCTCGGGTTCCTTTAATAGACCCCACTACTGGATTAATTTCTAATGAATGGTATCGTTTTTTCTTTAATTTATACACATTAACTGGGTCGGGCAGAAATGCTATTTCTTTAACAGATCTGCAACTTGGCCCACCGTCTACTGATTAAATATGCTTTTTTATATCTACCCTTCTGATACACTAGCACGAAAGCTATGAGGTAATTTATGACAACAGCCTTAACACCAACACCGAAGCAACAATTCTTTACTGCTGGCGGTGTTCCTTTGGTCGCCGGTAAGCTATATACTTACGCCGCAGGCACTTCTACGCCTTTAGCTACCTATCAAGATTCTACGGGTGATGTTAGTAATACTAACCCGATTATTTTAGATTCAAGAGGCGAGGCAAACGTATGGCTTTCACCAAGCGCCGCGTATAAATTTGTTTTAAGAGATTCTGCCGATGCGCTAATTTGGACGGTAGATAACATCAATATTGGCATTAACTTTGGTAACGTCATTATTACTGGCGGCCAAATTAACGGCGCTGTAATTGGCAATATTAGCCCTGCGGCGGGGTCTTTTACAGACCTTTCGGCAAGCGGCGATGTGGTGTTTAATTCTACAAGCCAAATGCAAATCCCTGCGGGTTTAACTTCTGAACGATCAACAACCCCTGTAGACGGGATGCTGCGGTTTAACACCACCGTTGACGAATATGAAGGCAACATATCTGTTGCAGGGCAAACTATTAGCACTTTAGTAAACACAGGTTCCCCAGCTACTACCGCCGTATTAACTACTACTGCACCGCACGGTTTATCAACAGGGGACTATATTACTGTTAGCGGCGCTATACCTACTAACTACAACGGCTCGTACAATATTACGTATATTGACGCTACGTCGTTTAGCTACGTTATGGCGTCAAACCCAGGTAGCAGCGCTTCAACCGTAGGCAGCTACGTTGTTCACACTTGGACACAAATTGGCGGCGGTGCAACAGGCGGCGGCAACGATCAAATTTTTGTAGAAAATGGTCAAATTGTGACCGCTACTTACGCTATACCTGTAGGCAAAAACGCTATGTCAACTGGCCCAATAACAATCAATTCAGGCGCAACCGTTACTGTTCCTAGCGGTAGTCGCTGGGTAGTTCTTTAAGGAAAATATATGTCTATTGTCTTATTAGGCTTAACAAGCGGAAGTTGTACTCTACAAGAACAAGCGGTAGCTGGTACTACTACGCTTACGCTGCCAACCTTTAACGGCACAGTAGGTGTTCTTGTTAGCGGAACTGCGGTAGCAAGTACAAGCGGTACTTCTATTGACTTTACAAGCATCCCAGCAGGGGTAAGACGGATTACTATACTTTTTCAAGGGGTTTCTACAAGCGGAACTTCAAGAGTTCAAGTTCAAATTGGTTCGGGGTCATTTACTACAAGTGGTTATGATTCCTTTATTTCCAATGTTGATGGTTCAAGCACTTCTGTTGGTTCAATTACTACAGGATTTGGGTGGCGACCTTCCCAAACTGCTGCAAGTTTTACTTACGGTAGCGGAGTATTATGTTTGGTGACAGGAAACACATGGAATATGGCTATGTCAACAGCACAAACTGGTGGATTTAGTTCATTTTGTAATGGTGGTTTAGTTTTAGGCGGCACTCTTGACCGCATCCGCATAACAACAGTAGGTGGCGCAGACACATTTGATGCTGGCTCAATTAACAT